CGTCGAGTCAGCCGAGTTGTCAAAAATCACAATCTCGTACTTCTCCCCGCCATGCTTGCGGATGCTTTGCACCGCCGCCTCCGTAATCTCCGGCGTGTTGAAATGAATCATCGCCACCACCCTGTCGCCCTTCGGCATCGGTGGCAGCTTTGTGGCCTTCTTCTCTTCCGATGGTGTCAGCACGGCAGGGTCGCCGTTCATCACCTTCGGTTTTTTGACCGTCGTCTTTTTCTTGGTTATTGTTTCTTTCTTTGCCATAGTTCCTATTTTCTTTAATGAGTAGTCGTACTGTCCGGCTCTGGCGTAGGTGTCGGCGTCGGCTCAGGTGCCGGAGTAGGCGGTGCCGGTGTCTTGTCGTTGATAATCACCTGCGCCAAGAACTGAATCGTGTTGTCCTGGCGGTCTGAGTGAAACGTCTCTGGAATGATCTGATACGTGCGGCCTTCATACACAATTCGGCTGCGCTCGTTCATCTGGTTCGTCCAGCGCATACGCACTTCGACGACACCATACACGTCGAGCGCACCTTCATGTAGTCCGCCCAGTCCCTTCTTCCAACCGACATTGGCATGCAAGCAAACGGTGTCCTCATACTCCGGCCCGTTCGAGTCGATACCGAACTTCGACTGAACCGCCGCCTTGCGGTTCTGCACCAAAATGCGCTTATTCAAGAATCCCGATGAATATCCCATAATTCGTCTTTTCTTATCGGGCGAATCATGGTTATGGGTTTACTACGATAACAGAAAAGGCCCGCATCCCTGCGAGCCCTTTCTTAACATTAACCATAAATAATAAAATAACATGAAAAACACACTTCAATATAATATATTACGCCTATGAAAATAGAGATTTATGTCCCCGAAGTGTTCAGCGGACCGTTGCCCAGCAGTTTGATACTGCCCGTCGATAGGTTTCCCGTCGTGGCCTGTATGTCGCAGTCGACGCACAACACCGTGCCGGTCCACGTCGCCGTATTACCAACCTTTACCTTGATATTGTACGTCTGACCCTCCTGCAACGTCACACCCGCCGTACTAATCAAGTGAGCCAAGTCGATGCTCCACTCCTTGCGGCCTGCAATATAGTGTTTACTCGTCGCGTCCGATGCCGACGCCACCTCCTGCGCATCAGCATGCCGGTGGATGGTGCACGACTTGGCAGCGGCTATCAGTGCCGCACTGCTCGAGTTCAGTATCTTAATGTCTTTGCCGTGAATAATAGCCATATCTCTATATATTTTTTATTTCTTATTTTTTATTTAGGCCTTTAGGCTGCTTTCTTTAGGCCGCAGACCGCTTACCGCCACGTAACCAGTTCGCCCTTGCCCGTCCGGCGGGTGTAGGCATTCAGTGCAATCCATATCTGCTCGCCGCTGACGTGGCTGGGTGTGTAGCCGCCCTGCTGACCGCCGGCCTCCAGCTGGTTTGCTATCACGCCAGCCTGCGCCCTGTTGAGCACAACCTCGCCGGCATTGGCCATGATGGGGGTCACGTCTCCGCTGTAATGAGTTCCAGGCACCATGCCTGCGAAACCATTCGCCGCATGCGGCACCACACCACCATGGGCAAACGGAATGAACGAGTCGGCAGCTGTCAATGCCTCGATGGCAATCAATATGGTCGAGATGCCGGACGCTATCGTTATCAAACTCTGAATACCACCGACAACGCCCTTGATCTCTTCAGGTAGTTCGATACCCAATCCCTCAATGCCGCTCACGATGTTTCCAATACCATTGCCGATGTTGCCGATTTCCTTCGTCAGATTGGCCGTCTTAGGCAGGCTCTTTTCCACGCCCTGCATCACCGACTTCATCGCCTTATCGTCCAACGTCAGTTTCAGTCCGCCCGTCTTTTTGCTGTCGCCGGCAAACGGGTTCGCCATCAGACTGCCAAGGCCGGTCGTCTGAATATCTCCGGGTTTTAGTGAACCAATCTTGCCCGTCATTTGACCAATCTTGATTGCTATCTCATCAATCTGCGTTTGGTATTCACGCCAAGCATCTGGTGTAGTAACTAAGTCTTGCGCCTTCTTCAGCTCCTGCATCTGATGTTGCAACTCCTTCAAAGAGCCGACGGGGAATATCTCTTCAACCTTCTGTGCCGTACCTTTACCTCCAGAGCCACCTCCCATCAGCTGGCGGACGGTGATGCCTTCGGCTCGGTTCATCGTTCGATATGCTTGCGACTGCATGCTGTAGGCTTGACCTGCCTGTTGGTCGCGCTGCTGAATCAATCGAACGAGGTCATTATATCGGTCACCATCAACGCGGAATGTGCCCCACTTGGCATAATCCTGATACGGGTTCCCTTCCTTGACGCGGCGGTTACCCCAGTTGTCGGTGTAGTAATTCTCGTTGCGCCACTTCTGGTAGTTCGAAAAGCCCTCCATTCGCTTGTCAAACTCAGCCATTGATGATGTACCTTTTCGGAACTCCTTCAAGCTCATACCAAGCTCTTGCGCCTGTCGGTTATATACAGCATCAATGGCCTTTCCTGTCTGCTTGACTTCGTTGCCAACCAGCCCTACAACTGTCTTCATGCCGTTCTGAAGCTGCTGCTCAATGCGTCGTATCTGCTCAGGTGTCAACAGCTGACCACTCTGCATCGTAGCACGACGTCCGTCAACGGGTGCGATATACCGACCCGTCTGAATCATCATCCTCATGCGCTCGTTCTCGGTCTGTTGGGCTGACATCTGAGGACCTTGGATAGTCTTCATCGTGCCCAGACGGTCTAACTCGTTGTAGGCCTGACGGGCAGCGGTCACTATCTGGTCGATGTTGCTCAGATAGCCGCTGATGTCGCCGGTATTGAGTGCTGTCAGGAATCCTTCATACAAACTCTTGCTGGCATCCATAGTACGACCCCATTCATCGACATTGGCTTCTGATGCAAAGAAGGCATCCTTGGCAACGTCGAGAGCGGCTTTTGCGCCTTTTATCCCGAGGTCAAAAAGTTTCAGCGCGTCGATATTGACTGTGAATTTGCTGGCAAGCTGTCCCAATACACCGCCCGTCGAATATAGTTCATCCTTTGCTTCTTTGATACGGCCTTTCAGAGTCGTCATACTTTCTGCTAATGCCTTGCCAAAGTCTGACTGTTTCTGTTCTTTAGTCAGATTATCGTATGCCTTATAAACGTCGTTATATGCGCCAACCAATTCCTTCACCTTATCTTTTGCATTGGTTGCGCTTGTTGCGATGCTGCCGAACGAACGAGCGGCTTCCACGTTCTTCTGCGTGAATTTCGCAAACTCGTTGCCAGCCATAGTAGCCTGCTTGGTGTAGTCTGACAAACCCTTCGCAGCGTCTCGGAGCTTCGAATCATACTGGGTGGTTTCCAGCTTAAATCGGGTTATAACTTCTGCCATATCTTAAACAAATTCTTGTGCAATTATACGGTCTATTAATTCTTGCATCTGGAGGGATGCGTTTTCGAGTGCCTTTTGTGATGCTGAGCCGAACCAGTTGCGGGCCGAGATGTTTCCCCTGAAGGCTTCGAGTGCCCGCGTCTTGATGTTCTGTGTGCTTGCGCTTCCAAGGTCATGACGCTGGCCACTTCGGTCAGTATAACTGCGTATAAGGCGGTCGCTGGTACCGGCATTCAGAAAACGGAGCACGAAGCCGCGATCCATTCCCTGATAACCTTCCATCTGCTTAGTGCGTTCCGATCGTCCCCAGCGGTTGCCGCCTCGCTTGGGCAGTCCTTTTAGCGGTTTCTGATAGTTTGTGGGTGTGCCCGCCTTGCGCTTTTGGAGGATGTTGACTTGGCCGCCAAGTATGCGGCGATAGACGGCAGAGCGGACGGCCTTGTATGCACCGCGAGGATCGTTTTCGACAATAGTACGTGCCTCTTGTGAGATGGAATTTCGGGCCTGCTTTAATACCTGACCTATAACAGCATTCACACGGCGACGGAATCCTGGGTCGTCGGTCATCATGCTTTTGAGTTGCTTTACCTGCTCCTCATAGCCTTCAATCGTGAATGCGCCTTTTGCTATTGTCATACACCAATCGGCCAATTTGCCGCTGTGGGTTTACTGCTCGCGTATGGGCGTAAAAAAAGGCCCGCATTGCTGCGAGCCTTGGGGTATGGTTGTCCTGAGCCTCCCGCTGTTACGCGGGTATGTTGTTAGAAGTCTTCGTCATCCTTTACCGATAAACTGTTGCGCATGGATGCAATCAGCGTGTCGGCTATCTCAGAAATCTGGGGCAGATATTTATAGGCACCTCTCTTCGGTTTCGCCTTCACGTCGGCTATCGATACACTTTTCTCCATTCCCAGCTTGCCTGCCTTGGCCGTCATCGACGGGATGGTCACTGCCACCTGGGCGCGTCCGTCCTTGCATCGTACCTTCAACGTGAAATTTGCCGTCACCAACACTCCGCGCTTGTAGTCGATGAAATATTCACCTTTATAAATGACCGTTCCTGCATCTTTGTCTTGATAGTCGATGCCGACCTTCGAACGCCCGTCTGGCCCAGTCCAGTCACTCAGTGCCTCCATAGCACGACCAAACAGTACGCCGGACGTCGAGCCGTCCACCGTCACGACCTCCTTACGCTCATAGGCACCTTGATCATTTAGTTCAATGTCTTGTGCCAGTCCTGTCTGTTGTAATGCCATTGCAATCAATAAAAATAATACCTTTTTCATAGTTCCTTTTGTTTTAAGTGAGACGTAATTACGGGGGCAAAGTTACGAATAAGTGAGCAAAATACCAAATTTATTTGGATATTTTCGAACGTGAGTAACTTCGAGCGTAGCTCAAAGATAGGGAATATTCCGCAAACGGCAAAGAAAATTGTCGTTTTTCT